TGCTGGAGAAGCCCATCAATATTGTAGCGGGCAATGACTTCTACACTGCCAAACAGGCTGAGTACCGCAAGAGCGGCAACTATTTAACACGCAGCTTGGTTGAACTGATCAGTGTCGGGCAAAACACGTCGATCTCACGAATTAACGAGAAGCTGTCGGCATTTCCAGACTGGGATGCTACATCGATAGAAGCGCGGCACGGAATGCTCATTGCGTTGGCACAAGAAGTCTGGCGAACAACGCCCATCGAAGTTTGACGAGGATTCATTTTATCTGCTGAGGAGCGCAATCTCAGCCTCCCGCCGCGTGACGAGTCCAGGTAGCACTTTCCCGCCGCCATAGACCCAGCGCCGCAGCTCCGTCGCGGCGGCAGCCCAGTCCCGCTGGTTGATGCGCCGTCGCAGTGTCGATGTCTGCAATCGCCCTGCGCCAAGGTTGAACGTGAAATCCACGATGGCCGCGAGTCTGCTTTCGGGTTCGGTGGCCAGCACCGGGCAGTAGCGCAGCGTGGCGGCGAGCGCTGATTGGAGGTCGCGCGCCAGATAGACCTCGGCTTCAGCCTCCGTGATCGGGGGATGCTTTGGATCGCAGAGATGGCCGTAGCCAATCGTCCAAAAGCCTGCAGGGCAGATGTAGGGGGCGGCGGTGATCTCGACGCCACGCCTGACCTTGCGCTCGAAACCTTCGAAGCGCTTGGCCAGCTCGATGGCTGTTTTCGGTACTTCGATCACGGCCGCACCCGGTCGAACACGCGCCCGAGGAACCAGAAATTCAGCACCCCGGCCCATAGGGCTTGGTCTGCCTCCGTCCATGCATACAGGATGGCAACGCCCCAGCCTGCGCCACCCGTCACGGCGGCTGCGACTGTTGCCGTCTTGGTCGCACAGTACAGCGCCATGAACCAGTAGGTGATGACCGGGCGGACGCTGGAACTCAGTGCATCGGCCCAGCGAACGCCAGTCTTTTCACCTTGGGAGCGAACGGCTTCGCGCAGCGTCTCGATGGCCCCGACATTCCACTCGGCCTCCGCACCCGCGCCGATTTCCGACATCCGTTGCGCGCCGCGAATCTTCTCGAACTCCAGCGCCTTGTCCTGCATCGCCAGTTCGTGGCCACGTTCTCCCTTGCGGTCGAGCCACTTGAGGATTTCAGGGGCGAGACGGAAGGCTCCGCCAAGGAGGCCGCCAAGTAGTGTCTCGATCATTGCGGGCCTCCCATCAGTTTGAGCTTGATGGCGGCACCGACCAGTAGCGCGGCCAGGATGCCGGTAGTGATGACCTTGACGGTGGTCTGCCACGCGGTGCGACGGGCATCGCGCCAGGCTTCCAGCAGGTCGCGCAGTTCGCGGATGTCGCGGGCGGCGTGGCCGTTTTCCAGCCCGAGGTGGGCCAGAACCCGTTCGGCTCCACGCTCAGCGGCGCGGTCGAGCAGTTCGTCGAAATCCTCGCGGCGCAAGAGCAGCATGTTCTCTACGTGGGCAGGCTGTTGTTGTTCGGGTTCGGTCATTGGCGTTCTCCAGAAATGCGAAACCCGCCTCGGTGGGCGGGTTTCTGGTGGGGGCGAAGGAAGGGAAATCAGATGGCGAGGCCTGCGCTCCAGCCGGTGGATTTGAAGGCCGAGAGCTTGGCCTCGTCCTCGATGTAGCAAAGCCAGCCGATCTGGGGCGTGTGGTACTCCCAGGCATCAGCGATGCGCGCGGCGATCTGGTTGGTCTTGCCTGCCCACACGCCGGTGGCGGCGGAAGGAATGAGGTAGCGGTCGCCGTTGGCGGGACTGGCCGGTGGCGTGGTCAGGTCGCGGTCTTTCACGGACAGCCCGACCACTGCGCCCAAGCGCTTGAGGTTGGCGTCCATGCCCGTGTCCCAGCCGCTCTCGCCGAGCGTCCAGCCGTAATTGAGTCCAAGGTTCGGGTCGGTTGATGACATGGTCTATCTCCAGAGATTCGATGCTTGGCGAATGCGCCGGACTGCGTCCGGGTCGCCGGTGCGATGACTTTGCTGCGGGTGCTGTCGCCAGTGACGCCCGACGATGGGCAGGTACAGCACGCCACCACGCTTGGCCACGAGCAGGGTCAGCAGCCAGTCGGCAAAGTTGTTGAGGTCGGCGGTTTCCTTGAGGACGGCCTCGACGGCAGATCGACGCATCACGATCAGGCCGTGAACATGGCTGGCGCTGTTGGCGTGTTGCCAACGGCTGTAGGCCAAACGCCGCACCGCGATGTCCCGGCCAGCTTCGTCCGTCAGCGCCTCGTCGGTGTAGACCATCACTGCCTGCGGGCAGGCATCCAGCGCATCGGCCAGTTGCGTGAATGCGTTGGCTTCGTACAGATCATCGGGATCGACGAAGGACACCAGCGGCAGCGTGCCTTGCGCATAACCTGCCGCGCGTGCCTCACCGATGCGGCCCGGGATGCCGGGCAGAACGTGCAACTGGATCGGAGCGCCGTCGAGGCTGGCGATACAGGCCTCACGCCATTCGGCAGGCTCGTTCAGGGTGAGCAGATGAACATCGATGCGTGGTTCCATTGGCGCTTCCATCACACACCTCCCCAATACTGTCCCCAGCGCAGGCCGTAACCCGTCCGATCCATGACCCGCATTTGTGGTTGCCAGTTGCTCAGGCCATCGCGCTCGGCACTGATCTCGACTGTGATCCGGTCACCCAGCGCACCGGCCTCGGGCGCGGCGACTGCGGCGCTCCAGGCAAAAGTGGTTCCGATCAGACCAGATTCGGTGTGCGCCAGAACGCCGTTGCGATCACGGATGCGCACCGTGTAGGTCACACCCAATTCCGGCCCGATATCGCCCTCGTCCTGCTGCACGAGGTAGGCGGTTTGTTGGGTGCGGTCGCGGTGTGCCCATGCAACGGTGAGGTCGCCCGAGATAATCGTGGGTTCAATGTTGCCATCGATACGGATGCGACCGGGGGGATACGGCAGCGCCTGCCGACCGGCCAGCACGATTGGCTGACCATTGATGGCCAGTGTCGGATCACCTTGGTCGGTCGACGTGCGTGGAGTCGCGCCCACGAACACCGATTCACCCGGCGCGCGCTCAGCGCCCTCCGAGGCAAGCCATTCACCCACGCCGATCAGCCGTGTGCCCAGAGCATGGGATTGCGGCGTGGTGTCGAGCACGCCGCGCGCAAGATCGACGGTTGCATTGGCCGTGTCGAAGGCCAGAATGGCGACCACTTCCCGAATTGCCCCTCCGGCATCCACCAGATAGGCGTAATCGTCCACGGCCAATCTTTCCGGCTGACTGACGGCTGTCACCGGCACTGCCAACGCATCATGTTCGGTGACAGGCAAGGCAGCATCGAGCGTGAGCAGCGGCGCATAGTCCTCGCCGACGACGGCAGCGAGGTCGCCGCTCGATGCCCCGGTGGCCAGTTGCCAGTTCAGTTGACCGGTACCGCCTGCGGCCGCCAGCGCACCGAGATAGGTGTCGGTGTCGGTCAGGTACGCGAGATCTGCACGCGACAAGCGTCGGGCCAGTTCCCAATAGGGAACTTCGACGGCCAGCACCAGTGATGGTGTCAGTGGCTCGATGGTCGGCTCCTCGACGCGTGGCGGCGGGGGCGAGAGCACGGTGTTGCTCATGCCGAACACATCCTCCATGGCTTCGATGCGCCACTCGGCTGCACCCAAGGTGCCGGTATCGATGCCGGTCACGCGCACCACCATCTGATCGACACCCAAGCGCGGCCAGTTCAGCAGGAACACATCACCCGGCAGCGGCGCGCGTTCCAGCGTGTCGCGTGCCACGGTCAGGCTCATTCGAGCCAGCGGAGAGCCCAAGGCACGCAGATCACGCAGCGCCAGCCGCGCGGCCAGCGGCCCATAGTTGACGCCGGGATAGTCGCGGCGCTGGTTGATCACGCCACCCTGCAACTGGATGGCCGCAAGGTTTTCTACGGTGACGGTGGTATCGCCGCCGGTTTGCCAATCGGTGTAGACCACGGTCAGTTCATTGGGCAGTTCTCCCCATTGGGCACGCTCGAAGCGCTCGAGGCGCACAATCTCGTCGGGGCCCAACTGCGGCAGGCTGTCGATCCAGTAATCGTCACGCAGCAGCTTGAGCTCGAAGGTTCCACGCTCGGGATCGGTGTAGAGAATGCCGCCGATATGGTCGATCACCTGACCGATGAAACTCTCGATGGGCTGCTGGCGGGTCCAGACCAGATTGAGTCCAAAACCCTCGCTCGACAGCGCCCATGCGACATTCCAGAAGCTCCAGCCAATGGTGTCCTGCGGATAGCCCATGCCCCAATGCGGATCGGTGAGGCACTGCACCAGGATGTGGGCCGGGTTCATGCCCACGCTGATCTCGCGACCCTCGTCGTTATCCCAGGTGCGGATTTCGGAATCCCCCATCCGCGTGATCATGCCAACCGGCATTGAAGCGGCGAACACGCACCGCCCACGGTTTGATGTAAGGGTTGTTGGCCGCGAACAAGATCTTGCGGGCCACCAACGACAGCACGCCCCGGAAGGCCGGAATGGCGCTGCCAAGGCGGCTCATCAGATAGTCGTTGCGGCCCTGACCGGCATGGCCAGACAGTACATCGATGATACCGACCACACCGCCTTCGCGCGAGTCGCCACCGAACAAATCAG